CCTCATTGGGTCACGGCTTAAACGGAACCCATGTTGCGTATGCCTGCCCCCAATACCTTTTCATTGGCGTGGACACCGATGGAGATTTGCTCTTTGATGCCGGAACACCAATTCCAAATCAGGTTCTTTTCTATTCAGTAGGAACAGACCTTGAACGCAGCACCACTAATTCCACAGGGACCCTGACTTTCTCGCCCACCTGCACGTGGATAACAGACGGCGAAATTGAGGACTATCTCGGGCTGGAATTGACCGGCACAAACGATGCAGCCTTTCTAGTGCAATGTGCGGCAGCGGCCAACGCTTTCAGCTATCGCCGCAGGTCAGAGAGCGGCTATACCGATTCGCTGTCCGTTGTCCCTTCTGGAGATGTCAAGCTCGGGGCAATAATGGTTGGAGCCGCCTATTTCCGCCAGCGTGGCAGCTTCAACACCCTCGCTTCATTTGACGGAATGGGAATTCCACCGGCTAGCGGCATCACCCCCATGGTCATGCAGCTGCTCGGAATTAACCGCCCACAGGTTGCCTGATGGCATATACAGACCTGTTCAATGAAACCATTGATGACATTGTGGCAAGCCTGTCCACGATCACCGGGCTACGCGTGGTCACAGACCCCCGCAATATCAACCCGCCTTGCGTGTTCATTGATGCGCCCAGCTTTGAATCATTCAATGCAAACATTGCAGACATGACGTTCCCCATCCGGGTCATCACTATCGGCCCGGCAAACCTTGACGCTCTGCGCAATGTCCTGAGCATCTGCGCCAAACTTTTGGAAAAGAATGTCGCCGTGACCAGCGGCAACCCTATTAGTCTGTCCATCGGCGGGCAAGAGCTCGCCGCATACGACCTAACCATCAGAGTGAAAGCACAAGCAGCATGAAATACACAATCGTGAGCGAGCTGGTCGGAACACCGGGCTCAGAATTCCACCCTGAAGAGGGAATCAATGTTGAAGCTCTCTTGGAGGGCGGATTCATTAAGGCCGACAAAGAAACAAAGACCGCAAAGAGCGAGGACTAAACACCATGGCAACTTCCACATATCTCTCCAATCCCGTTGTGACCGTGAACAGCGTGGCTCTCACGGGCTTTGCGTCTGCTGCAACCCTCACCCGCAACATCACAGCTGCTGATGTCACCGCCTTTGGTGAGACCGCCCGCACCTACGGCGCAACGCTTGAAGATTCCGAATTGACATTGAGCCTTTACATGACCTATGGCGGTTCAGAGGTTTATGCAACCCTCAAGTCACTTGTGGGCACACGCACCACAGTCAAGGTGAAGCCAACCTCAGCTGCTACCAGCGCCACAAACGCAGAGATGGTACTCACCGGCAGCTACTTGGAATCGCTCCCCGTGCTCAATGCATCCTTGGGCGAGATTTCGCAAATTGACATTGTTTTCAAGGGCGGTGTCTATTCCGAGGTAACGGCCTAACAAAGCCAAAAACGAAAGGGAAACATGAAGCTGACATTGAAAGTGGACACGGGCTCAGGCCCGTACACAGTCACCACAAACCTGCACACGGTTGTGCTGTGGGAACGAAAGTATCGGACCAAAGCTTCAAAGCTTGCGGAAGGCATTGGCATGGAGGATTTAGCTTTCCTAGCTTTTGAATCAGCCCGTGCCGCAGGCATTGAAACGCCGATTGTGTTTGACGACTACCTCAAAACCATCCAGGCCATTGAGGTTGTGGAAGAGGAAGCTGCAAACCCTATCCAGGGGGAACCCACCGTCACCTTCTAGCCCAGGTGCTAGTGAATTGCGGGTGGTGGCCCCCAGCCATTGAATTTGAATTGGACGATCTCGCCACGGTTGTCCGGGTCATTAATGAAAGCCGCAAAAGATGAGCACCAACGTCACGCTAGAGGTCAAGGGAATCAAGGAAGCTTTGCGTGATATCAACAAAGTCAGCCCCACTTTGCGCCGCCAAATCACCAAAGACTTCAAAGAGATTGTCGCCCCCGTGGTTAATGATGCACGGCAACGCAATCCCCAAGAGCCTCCCCTTTCTGGTTTTGTTCGCAAGTGGACCACCAAAAGCGGTTTGGAAATGTTCCCCTGGGATTCCAAGAAATCAGACCGGGGCATTGCAGCCGGTACTTCAGGCAAAAAACCCAAGCTCTATAACGGCATGACCCAAAACCTCGCCGCCTTTTTCATCCGCTGGAAGGGCCCACAATCCACGTTATTTGAGATGGCCACCAAAGGAAACTTGGGCGGAAACCTCAATGCCAAATATGGATTCCCCGGACGCGTGATTTGGAAATCTTGGGATGCTCATGCAGATGAGGCAATGCGCAAGGTCAAAGAGCTGGTTGATGGGATAATGAAGGCAGCAGACAAAGCCCAGAGGAGCCTTCCCAAATGAGTATCAGAATCCCCATTGTTTCCCAATTTTCGGACAAGGGTGTCAAGCAGGCTGAAAAGGCGTTTGGCTCGCTGAAGAATTCTTCCGACAAGATTGGCAAGTCCATGAAGGTTGCCGGCCTGGCGGCCGCTGCCGGGTTGGCTACGGCTGCCTATGCAGCTCTGGATTTTGCCAAAGCCGCTATGGAGGATGAAGCAGCTGCTGCTGAGCTTGCACGATCATTGAAGGTGACCACAGGGGCAACGGATGAGCAGGTTGCTTCTGTAGAGCGCTGGATTACTTCCGTTTCTCTTGCCACGGGCGTGGCGGATAGTGAGCTGCGTCCGGCCCTGGCCCAGATTTCCAGGGCTACAAAGGACACCACCAAAGCTCAAAAGCTGCTCACGCTTGCCCAAGACGTGAGTGCAGCAACTCAAAAGCCGCTGGCGGCAACCAGCAAAGCAATTGCTATGGCGTACGGCGGACAATTTGGAGCGCTTAAAAAGCTCAGCCCAGAGACCGCCAAACTCATTAAGGCTGGAGCCTCAGCCGATGAGGTTTTCAAATCTTTGGAAAGCACCTTCAAAGGCGCAGCCGATACGGCAGCCAATACAACAGCCGGACGGTTCAAGCGCTTTGGCGTGGCCGTTGATGAGCTGAAGGAAGGTTTGGGCTCTGCCTTACTGCCCGCCATGTCTGCGGTCTCCGGGTTTGCGGTTAATAAACTCATCCCAGCTTTTCAAGGCTTTCAAGATTCCATTTCAAAAAATGGTCTGGCCACAACGCTTTCTGACTATTTCAAAAATGGCTGGGCATGGCTGACCTCAACAGGTCTGCCAATGATGCAATCAAAGCTCAAAGAAATGGGCAATGCCCTGGTGGATTGGATTGGTCCCCGCATCGGACCATTTGTTTCCAAGCTGGGAGAGCTCATTGCCGCCGGTGCAAATTGGATTCTGGACGTGGGCTTGCCCCTATACGTGGACAAAATGAAAGAGCTATATTCGACTTTTGTTAAGTGGATTAAGCCACAAATAGCTCCCATGTTGAAAGAGCTAGGCAACCTCATCGGCAAGGTCCTGGAATGGGCTTTGACCGTAGCGCTCCCCAAGCTTGTCAAAATCGCTTTTGAATGGTTCACCGCTCTCGCCGGCTTTGCCGCTGAGCTTGCCCCTGAAATTATTAAAGGCCTCATCTCTGCCTTTGGTGAGATTGTTGCGGCGCTCGGACGTGTCGGCAAAAAACTCTTGGATGCGTTCATTGACCTGGGCAAGAAACTAGGAAAGGCAATTGCCAACGGTGCTATTGACGGCCTCAACAAAATCATTGGCGGCCTCAATGACCTTTTGGAATTCAAAATCTCGCTCCCATTTGGCAAGTCGTTTACCGTCAATGCTCCGGATATCCCAAATATCCCCAAGCTGGCAGACGGCGGCATTGTGACAAGCCCCACGCTGGCGCTCATTGGTGAAGCTGGCCCTGAAGCTGTGGTCCCTCTCAACAAAGCCAACAGCATGGGCGGGAATACCTTTGTCATCCAAACAGGTGTCGGAGACCCGGTTGCTATCGGCAGAGAGATTGAACGCGTGATGCAGCGATACCAGCGCCGGACAGGGTTGGCTGCGTAATGCCATACCCCACGCCCATTGTTGAAATTGGTTTTGACCATGGCCCCTATGAGCTGAACCCGACCTGGACACCGGTGACCCAATGGGTTTGGTCTATGTCCATTGATCGTGGCCGCTCGGATGATTGGGGAGATTTTGACGGCTCCGCTTCTGTAGTTCTCAATAATCGTGACCGGCGCTTTGACCCCTATTTCACGAGCGGGCCTTACTTTGGCAAGCTTTTGCCCAGGCGGCAGATACGCATACGGGCCCAAACCGTTGAAGGTGGTGTCACTACTACGCACGACGTGTTCCGTGGTTTCATTGACGGCTGGAATCCAGAATGGACCGATGCCGGCACTAACTCATCCGTCACTCTCAGCTGCTTTGACGCTTTCCAGCTTTTGGGCTCAGAGCAGCTTCCTGCGGATTGGTCCAGGGAATACGTACTCAGCACAGCACCCCGGCATTATTGGCCATGCGATGAACCCATCACCCCTTTCACCGCTGGCGGCATAGTCAAAGATTACGGCAGCTATCCACAAAACCTCATCACCACAGCGCTCGCCACCGGCGGAGAACAACTCGCAGCTGGACTTGTCAATAGCTCTATCCAAGGCACAGGAGGCGTGAGCGCAGCTACCAGCTATGGCGTAGTCCTTGGAGCTAGCTCTTTTACTGTGTCCATGTGGGCCGTGCTAGATGCAGACGTGACCACCAGCTATGGGGAAATAGGCAATTGCTCCTGGACGCTGGGCTTTTCATCTGCAACGTCCAAATACACAGTCCTCATTGACGACTACGCAAACAGCGGCCTCTATCGCAGTTACACAACCACAGGGACCTTTGACGGTGGCGCAATCCGCATGATTGCCTTTTCTTTCAATGTGTCCACCAAAGCATTGGCGCTGTATTTGGATGGCGTGGCCGTGGCCACCTCTGTGATTACGGGCGGCAGCTTTTACATTCCTCTGGGCGAGCAAACAAACATTGGTGGCGGACAAATCCAGCAGCTCATCATCTGGACAAGTGTGGTGAGCCAGGCCGTCATCCAAGAGATTTGGAAATATTCAACGGTCACGCTGCCTGAAACAACAGCTGCACGATTTCAGAGAATCATGGCTCAATCGCTTTTCCCCAATGCTCTCACCTCCCCTGCGGCCTCGCCGGCGAACAGCGTTCTGGACATCACAGATGATGCGCCATTTATTGCTCCGGAGCTTCGCAAGGTTGCCACCTCAGAAGGCGGCCCAATCTTTGTATCCAAAGCGGGTGTCGTCACAATGTTTAACCAGCTGCAACAATTCACCCAAACAAAAAGCGTGACCTCCCAAGTGACCTATGGAGACGGCGGCACAGACATGGGAACCACCGTTCAGCTCACCCCAGATGGCGATTCAATGCGTAACGTGGTCAATGTGACAATGAGCCAGGGCGGCGTATATAACCAGCGCAACAGCACAAGCCTCAATGCTTACGGTGAAGCCTCTATGAGCATTGACACCCAGGTCCAAACATTGGCCAACGCTGAGGCTCTGGCAAACATTGCAACCGGATGGGGCGGAAACATCTATCCCCGCCTTTCACCCATTGACGTTGTTTTGGATTCGTCAAATGTTTGGA